CATGGTTCTCGCCAGCAGGCTTCAACAGAGGTCAGATCAAGAATATTGTTAAGCTAGCATACAATCCAGATAAGGCTGATAGAGACACACTATACAAGGCAGGTGTCAATCCAGTGGTTACATTCCCTGGTCAAGGCACGCTATTGTTTGGTGACAAGACTCTTCTTGCTAAGCCATCAGCATTTGATAGAATCAACGTACGCAGATTGTTCATTGTCCTTGAGAAGGCAATTGCTACAGCTGCTAAGTTCACACTATTTGAGTTCAACGATGACTTCACAAGAGCCCAGTTCCGTAACTTGGTAGAGCCATATCTACGTGAGATCCAAGGCCGTCGCGGTATCTACGACTTTAAGGTAGTCTGTGATACAACGAACAACACGCCTGAAGTAATTGACAGCAATCAGTTTATTGGTGATATCTACATCAAGCCTGCTCGCTCAATTAACTTCATCCAGCTAAACTTTGTGGCTGTAAGAACTGGTGTCGAGTTCAGCGAAGTCGTTGGTCAGTTTTAATCGATAAGGAGAGACGTAAATGGCTTTCAACATTAACGAAATTAAGAGTCAGCTAGCACTTGGTGGTGCTCGCCCTTCTCTTTTCCAAGTTAGACTAAGCAATCCAGCGACAACAGAAGCAGATTCAGTTGTACCTTTCATGGTAAAGGCAGCACAGATTCCAGCTTCAACAATCTCGCCAATTGAAGTCTTCTACTTTGGCAGACCAATTAAGTTGGCCGGCCAGAGAATCTTTGATAACTGGACAGTAACAGTTATCAACGATGAAGACTTTAAGGTTAGAAAGGCGCTAGAAACTTGGTCGTATAACATCAACTCTTACTCTGGTAACATTCGTGAGTTCCCAACTGCAGCCCCTTCTGAATATAAGGCCCGCGCCGAAGTCATTCAGTTCAGCAAGACAGGTGAAGAACTACGCACATATGTTTTCGAAGGTATCTTTCCACTAGCTCTAGGTCCAATTGAGCTATCATGGGAAAATGGTAACGCCATCGAAGAATTCCAGTGTGAGTTTGCTCTAGATTACTGGACAGTCCCAGCCGACGGTCAAGAGTAATAAGGGTTTGAGAGGGCCGCTAAATATAAGCGGCCCTCCTACTCTTAGCTAGAGGTTATATAATATGGAATTATTTGGTTTTACAATTAAACGAAAGGAAGAGGAACAACCACAAATTGTGGCTGTCACTCAGCCTTCCTTCGTTCCTCCAGTAAATGACGACGGTGCCGTTATCGTATCAGGTGGCGGCGTTGTTGGTACCTATGTTGATCTAGAAGGTACTGCCAGAACTGAAGCTGAACTAATCACAAGATATCGTCAGCTATCCCTCCAACCAGAAATTGAAACTGCTGTAGAAGAAATTGTAGGTGAAATGATTTCCTACGATTCAAACCAGGAGCAGGTCAATATCAATTTGGATGACCTTGAGTTCTCAAAGACTCTCAAGGATAAAATCTCAGATGAGTTTGATGAAGTTAAGAAACTACTTGACTTCTCTTCATCTGGCTTTGATATTATCAGAAGATGGTATGTAGATGGTAGATTATACTACCATGTAATTATTGATACAACCAGTCCGCAAGATGGTATCAAGGAACTCCGCTATATTGATCCTAGAAAGATTAGAAAGATCAGAGAGATTAAAAAAGAGAAAGGCAAGACTATTACTGTACAGAATGAATATTACATGTACAATGATAAGGGCTTTCAATCCAAGGAAGTTACATCTTCTACAAATGGCTTGAGAATTGCTAAGGATTCAATTGTTCTAGTATCATCAGGCTTACTAGATGAAAATAATTCATACGTGCTTTCATATCTTCATAAGGCTATTAAGCCTATGAACCAGCTACGTATGCTAGAGGATGCTTCTGTTATCTATAGATTAACAAGAGCACCAGAAAGAAGAGTATTTTATATTGATGTTGGCAACCTTCCAAAGATGAAGGCAGAACAATATCTTGCTGATATGATGCAGCGTCATAAGAACAGATTAGTATATGATGCTACAACTGGCGAAGTCAGAGACGATAGAAAGTTTATGACGATGACAGAGGACTTCTGGATTCCTCGCCGTGAGGGTGGTAAGGGTACAGAAATCACAACTCTACCACCAGGTGCAAACTTAGGTCAGATGGAAGATGTTGTTTACTTCCAAAAGAGATTATATCAATCTCTACATGTTCCTGTAACAAGATTGAACTCTGAGCAAGGATTTAGCCTAGGCAGATCATCAGAAATTACAAGAGAAGAACTACGCTTCTCCAAGTTTGTTGACCGTCTAAGAATGAAGTTTTCTGTATTGTTTAAAGATGCTCTTGGTAAACAGCTAGTTCTAAAAGGTATTGTTGCCCAAGAAGAACTACTTGAAATTATGTCAAAGATTAAGTTTGACTACGTCCAAGATGGCTACTTCACAGAGTTGAAGGAATCAGAAATTATCACCAATAGAGTGAACACTGTCAAGAATATGGAAGATATGATTGGTGTTTACTACTCCCGTAACTTTGTTCGTAAGAAGGTTCTACGTCTATCTGATGATGACATTGAACAAATGGAAGAAGAGAATGCGGAGGATCCAATCCTTCAGCAACAAGCTGAGCAGCAAGATGCACAGGCGGAGATGCAACAGCAACAAACCCAACTCCAGCAGCGCAAAGCTGACATGGAGCAGGTTTAATTGAACAGATTGATAAATAATTAGAACATTGGAGTTATTATATGTCAGAACACGTAAGAGATATGATTGGTGCAGTTATTAACCAGGATGCCGCGGCATTCTTAGATAAGTTTGAAACTGCAATCAATACAAAGGTAGCAGCTAAGTTGGATGCAATGTATCCAGAAGTTGCTCAAGCAGTAATGAATCCACAAGCTGAAGCCCCAGTAGTTGAGGCTCCAGCTGAAGTACCAGCAGAATAATAAGGGGACAGTCATGGCCACAATTCGCGAGTCATTAAAGAAACTAGTAGAGGTTGCAAAGCCTGTTCCTGGTGATGAGCAGGAATTTGTGGCCAAGCATGGTATGCAAGTTCTTGACTTCCAAGGTAAGGATTCCTTATCAGCAGAGTCACCATACGATCACATTCTAAAGAATGTGGCAGCAATCAAGAAGCCAGGCGATCCAGGTAAGGAAGACCATGGCCATGATGCCCCAGGCGAGTCAGAAGCTGCATATCATATTCCAGAATCAAGAGAAGAGAAGATTGCAAAGCTTTCCATGATGATGGAGGCAACAATTGACCCAAAAGAACAACAGCTAGCAGACAATCTTAAGAGTTTGCTAGCTGAAACATTCAGCCTATATCTTAAGTCCCATCACTATCATTGGAATGTGATGGGTCCAGACTTTGCTCAGTATCATGACTTCCTAGGTGAACTATACAAGGAAGTTCATGGTGCAGTAGATATGATTGCTGAGAGCATTAGAGTTCTTGGTGAACTTGCTCCAGGCAATCTTGGTTCACAAGATGTAAGCACATATACAAATCCATTAATGATGGTCAATGACCTAATGATGGATAATGAGAAGGTAATTGCTTCTCTAAACAATTCTTACAAGCTAGCTGAGTCAATGAATAGACTTGGTATTTCAAACTTCCTACAAGACAGATTGACAGCTCATGAAAAGCATCACTGGATGCTTCAAGCCATTTCTGGCATTAAGGGTGAAGAGCCAATGCAAGAAGCTAAGAAGCAAGTTGTTGGTGTCGAGATGCATTACGCTCATGCTACAAAGAAGCCATTCAAAGTTACTCACTTCTCTGTTCAAGACGCAGAGCGTGGTAGAAAAGAATATGAGAAGATGGGCTATAAGCTAAAGGGTAAGAAAGCTCAAATGGGTGAAGCAGTAACTGATTATAACCCACCAAGCCAAGATGGAACAAGAAAAGAGTTGCTAGCTAAGCTTAAGCAAACAAAAGATCCTAAGCATGCAGAAGCTGCTAGAAAGGCTGGCGCAACACAGGATGAATTAAAGTCTGCAATGAAAGAAGAAATGAAGCCACTTCTTCCAAAGCAAAAGCAAATTGCTAGAGATCTTCTAAAAAAAGAAATGGAAGATCGTAAGAAGCAGCGCAATGATAACAGACAAGCTGGTACACCAAAGATTACAGAGTCTGAAGAAGACAGAAGAGAGAAAAATGACAAGGAGCGTGAGATGAGAGTTGCTACTCCAAGACCTCACACTTCAAATGACCTTGAAGGTATGAGATATAGACTTCAAGCCGTTAAGAAGCAGATCATTGACAAAACATGATAAAGTTTTTAGATTTTCTTAATGAAGAGAGTGAACTACAAGGAGGCTTGCATAGCAGGAATCCAATGAAAGCAAGAAAGGCTGCTGGTGAGCTGAGAGCAGAGATGCGCAATAAGATCCCAGCTAGCCATGCAGAAAGGTTAATTGGTAAGTATAGTAACCATCCTAAACTTGCCATAGAGTTAAGAAACGCAAAAGAAAAATATCCAGAGGCAGATGTGAGGCCAATATTAAAAACTCACATTAGGCAAATGGGTATTAAACATATGGGTGTATAACAATGCCAGACTACGTAAAATTTATAGGTCCAGAAATAACACTGACATCAGCAAACACTGTTGCCAATTCAGCTGTTATTAGGCTAACAAATACTGATAATTCCAATAGTGTGATTATTACTCAAAAAAGCAATAGCACAACAACCGTTGCAGTATTTACATTAAATAAAGCAGGTTCTGACGAAAGTACATTGTACTTAATTAAAGGGCCAACACACACTCTAGAGATTTCATCTGGTACAGCTGTTGTTAAAGCTGTGCCGGTAGCATACCGATAAGGGGCAACAACAATGAAACTAATTTGCGAAGTATTAGACGAAGTAAAGCTAATAAC